CTTTAGTCCAAACGGACCACCACCCTACCATTTCAGGCAGGGAGTCGCCGGAATACCGGCAGTCGCTCTCTTAAAATACTAAGAGAGCAAAACTTATCAACACCGGAAGGTGTTGCCACCAAAAGGAGAACCACAGACGACTTTAATAGCCGAATATAGAACCTTTTAATGTGTAGATGGATACCTTTTTGTAAAACCGTACCCCGGGTATAACATCGTGTTCGACTTGAACCTTATCAGGGTTCTCGCCGGACACATAGATGCTATACGTAGGGTATACCCAGTCCGTTGGTTCACGCATTTTAATGCGTTTACTAACTGCGACAAAGGTATCAAAAAAGCCTCCCTCATGCCCCCGTCTCTTAAGTTCTCGATTCGAACGAAGATGGAAAGAGCCAATTAAATGGCCATCTCCATATCCGTCAGGACCAAAAATCCTGAGATGGGAAGGTATCTCTGCCAAGACTAATCCGGCTAAAACCGGTTCGCCATGGCGGATAAACCAATTATGCATGTTGAAAAGTACGCGACATGATATCTGATCCTTTAGATAAAATGGACGTATATCCATCCCACCCAAGTAATCAGCACCACAGCTCTCTCGAAACGGTCCTTCCGCGTACGATTTTGTCCTATTAACGACAAACCCGCACGTCGAGATTACCCGTTCGAAAAGAGGCATGGCTTCTACGGGAATAATAACATCGTCCCCATAGACACTGACTAACTTAGGGTCTAACCCCAGATGGGTGCAAGTACCATAGGCCAATGAAAAGAAGATTAACGACTCGAGTTCAAAAGTATAAGAATTACCCATACTAGAGAACTTCTGTAATTTAATCACTCGATCCTTGTATACTACGGATCCTGTCCGAAATCGGTCTAGAAACTCAAACCAATCCCATGAAAGGAGATGCATGACCAAATTGTAAGCAATTGTATCACTCGCGCTAGACATGTCCACAGTAGCTAAGCTACCATCGACACTACCTTTGCAAGCTAACCGCTGATTACGAGTCTGATCAGTTAGATCTACTCCAGCACGTTGCAATCTCTTACGGATGTATTTTCCAATCCCTTGTTGGCCAAAGCCATTAAGGGTAGGTTCTACACCAATAGAGCGCATTGTTTTAGAGCTTTTGGGTACGAATTGAAGTTTACCATGGGACGGGTATAATCTTAATTGATTATTTTTATCAATTTTAGATTCTGTCCAACTAGGGAATTCTGCTAAAAATTCCTTCGCATGAGAAACAAATTCGTAACTACAAGTAAGTTGAGCTTCAAGTTTAACCTGAGGGTTAGACCGCGCTCTTTTAATGTTGGTTGTAGCGCCAGGACCGAATGAGAATTTCAGCTCGGAATACGAGGGAACCTCGCCCAGGATGGTATCTATTTTTCTACTCGCAGCGTGCAATACGCCGTGAATATCCGATGAAACATCGGATAGATTACCTCTGAAGCGAAGATTCGTTTCTTCACATAATTTCTCTGCACTCATAAAGGTATCGAACGCGACAGCCTCTTTATTAATCCCCAGATCCAGCCATTCTTGTTTTGACAAGAACGCTTGAATCTGACGAGCATATAAGAAGTCATCAGCACTTCGATCTTCGGTATAATCAAATGAATAATTAATTATGCCCAAATAATCTCCATCCAAAAACATTTTATATAAATGTTTTGAAAGTTGACCACCTAAACGAGAGCAAGTCTCGGCTAACCGACCGATAATGATTAAGGACTTATCGGCAGGGAATTCTTTTACGTAATCCATACTGTACCTCCTAAGGTATAGACGAACGGTATTACACCGCTCGGGATTATTCGCTAGTCAAACATCAACTAGCAAGAATAAGGGCTGAAAATAACTGCGGAAACGCAGCCACCGAATTTTTCACAGCATCAGCTGCACTGGCACCATTTATGGTACCAGTCGCTGTTACTGATGAGGCTCCGGCTAACAGTCCTATCATCATTTTAAGGCAGTTACTCCGATCCGCGATTGTGCTACGTCTATCCGCGAACATCGTTACGATGGCCGTGGTTACGTATGCAACCTTGGGCGGAGCAACATACCCGAATGATGTCCCTGACGCACCTAATGTCTCCATTACCGGTACTTCCAACTTAGCAGTAATCTTATAGCTGCCATTCTTTTGTTTAACCACCGATTGCGTTAACCGAATCTGACCTTCATACGGCACACTTGCCGCATTTGAGCGCCAGAAAGGTTCAGGCGTATCGGTGATTGGAACAAGAGTCTGTTCAACTAAAGGACTTGCATCGTCTTTGACTAGTAAATTTGTCATTGTGGCCATTATAAGGCTCCTTCTAGGGTATGAAACATGATATTGATCAATTAACGTATGATCAAGAAACGTGCTATCGTATACGCTGAGTTACTAATGCTATTGCATTCCAGATTCTACTTGGAGACATAGCATCCGTCAAAGATTCAAACGACGGCTTCGGAACAGCTAAGGACGTACTGACCACTCTCGTGAAATAAAACTGAGAGTTAAACGTAGTGGGTTTATTAATCCACTTAACGTTCGGGTTCGGTCCTTGAACTGCGCTACATTGGAACCTCCTGGTTTTGATAGTCATAAATCGACCTCTTAACTTAGGAATTGTGTTTAAGTTCTCAAGATAGCTACCGATCGGTAAAAACCAATCGACAACGAAGCTGTACGGGATCAATTCCCAAGCAACCGAAAGTGGGTCTGTTAGACCCAACGACCGAGCACTTGACAACTGTTCGGACATCTCATAAATCAACCTCCAACGTTCCTTAACTGTACCTTGACCGGTCCAGTTAAAGGGAGACGTAGAAGTGTTTTTGAGACCTTCACGAGTTATGCTTACGCTGACACGAGAAACACGTGGACCATTAGTAATGGCCTCATATGCTTTCGCAGCTTCGTAAACATCACTTATTAAAGGTTTCCATCCGTACTGTAACTCCAACCAGCGACCTGAGATATCTTTTTCAGATAACTTACTCGGTCTCTGATTTACTCCGAATCTTCGAGCAGCCGATTCAAAACGGCCTTTCTTTAGATCACGGATAGCTCCACCAATACTTTGGACAGCATTGACTACCATATCAGTCGTTTGCTTACCTTGAGCAGCTGAGACCGCCAGATTAAACTGGTGACCTTTTACTGCCTCGGATAAACGCGACTGGAGGGTTAACTCGTCATTGCTAGTCATGACAGATCCTGCAGCAAGTGTGCAGTTCCACCACTGGTCTGTTGTCGGCAGTGCCACAGATCGACCTGGAGTTCTTACCTCGCGATGAAACGATGCGGTGTAATCATTCCACTTCAACCGTGTAACATTGTCAACTACCTCGTATTGCCCATTCGCCCCCGAACTACTGTTGCTATAAAACAACGGATTAGTGTTGAGGGAACTTGAACGGGTGGTCACGATGTCACCTTAACTGGTGACGTGCCTGAAATGGCATTTCCTCCTTGCAAAAGGAGCTCCTGAAGCCAAGCTTCGGGAGATCCATTCGTTATCAGAACTATGACTACTGTAAAAACGCAATAAATAATGAGTAAGATTATCTTAAGAATTAAGACATTGTCTTCTCGTAAAATTGTTGAATTTTTATTCATAGTCTAGCTCCTGATAAACG